AGATACATCGGTGTGCCGTGATGGCCCGTTCTGCCCGCAGATGGAGGTACTGAAGCAGGGGATCCCGAAGACGCGGAGGGTGTACCGCTATCATGCCCTAGGTCCAACAGTGGCCATGGGCATCCACAACAACTCACTCCAGAACTTGAGACGTGGTATCTTGGAGCGCGTGTTCTTCGTCGAGGTTGACGGGGAGTTGCGCGAGCCGCCGAGGCCACGCGCGGGAGTGTTTTCAGGTCGGTTGCAGGCTGTTGGCCTGCGGCTGCGACGGATGTTGCCAACTGTCACCCCGTGGGGACACGACCAGGTCGTGGACTCCTACACCGGTCACAGGAAGCAAATCTATACCCGTGCAGCTGAGTCCTTGCGAACGAAGGCCCTGTGCAAACAGGATGCTTACCTGAAGACCTTTGTCAAGGCCGAGAAAGTAAATTTCGAGGCAAAAGGTGACCCCGCACCTCGCGTCATTCAGCCTCGTGACGCAAGGTATATTTTGGAGTCGGCCAGGTTTTTGAAGCACTTGGAGCATACCATCTACGGAGCCCTTGGACAGCTTTGGGGTGGTGATACCGTCATGAAGGGCAAGACGCCCTATGGCGTGGCTCGGGCGCTGAGAGAGAAGTGGGACAAGAGGACTGCACCAGTTGCGGTGGGTTTGGACGCCTCGCGGTTCGACCAGCATGTTTCTGTCGACGCCCTCCATTGGGAGCATGGCATATATCTGTCGTGCTACAAGGGCGGAGATCGGAAGGAGCTGGCTAAATTGCTCAGGTGGCAGATCTACCAGCGCGGCTATGCCCGTGCCAGTGATGGGCTCATCAAGTACAAGGTGAATGGTTGCAGGGGCAGTGGTGATATCAACACTGCCCTCGGCAACTGTCTGCTGATGTGCGCTATGGTGAAGGCTTATTGCGAGGAGCACGGTATTGATGCCGACCTAGCCAACAATGGCGACGACTGTGTGCTGGTCATGGAGGCGGAGCAACTGCCCCTCCTGGCACCGCTCAAGGCTTGGTTCAAGGACATGGGGTTCACCATGAAGGTGGAGGACCCAGTCTTCGAATTCGAGCACATTGAGTTTTGCCAGGGACACCCGGTGTGGACACCAGAGGGGTGGATCATGGTGCGCAATTTGCGCACAGCTCTCGCCAAGGACTGCTTGTCGCTGCTGGATGTGCGCCACCACGCACGGGACGTGTTCGCTGCGGTGGGTTCGTGTGGCCTAGCTATTGCCAG